CTCTGGATTGTTAGGATCTTTTCTGTCATAAGGTTTATCCCAACTATCACAATGCCAATCGTAGTATTGATTGTGTTTGTATTTTGTAAACTGACAAGATTCCGATCTTTCCCAATCAAAATTCCAACCTGCGTTTCTATTAGCTTGATGAACATATGGATGTAATTCTTTATATATCCAAGTATCATTTAACCAAACTAGATCAGAGTTTCTTTTTCTTTTTAAATCTTTTATTTCTTCTTTTTTTAATTTTCTATCACCATAGCCACCAGTTCTAGCCATAACTTCTTCTTGTTGATTAGCATAAGCAATTACATCATCACAAAATTTAGGTGTCAATACTCCAGTAAAATACCAATAGTAATTAGATATATTCATACGTTATAGTTTGTACGAAATTTAAACTATCCTTTTGATTATTGGTTAAGTAATACATATTTGTAGATGGAAACATAATAAACATATTATTTTTAAGTGGTATATCCCAAGATCTACCTTTACGTCTGTTATCTTCATAGTGTATTCTAACTATACAATCTTTGACTTTTACACCATACAATAATGTAAAGTCTGGTGAGTTTCTAAGATCAACTGGATCTACATCTAATAGTGGTTTTGATATTTGATTTGGTTTGTAAATATCACCCCAAGAATTTTTATTAATTAAATTGATACCATACTCAAGACCAATATGATCTCGCATATATGTATTCAACATATCCCAAGTTCTTGAAAATGGAAATTCTCTATTCGTAAAAGATGATTGTAAAATATCGCCTGATAATTTATCTCGGTCAATGTCCCAATATTTAGGCATTGCCACATCACCATAATATAGAGCTTGCTCTGTTAATACTTTCTTCTGCATACCACCACCATTTTTAATTTATGCTTTGCTATCTGTCAAGTCCCAAGATTGATTGTCTTCGTTCCAAACATACATCCAACCATGAGTAGCTGGAGTGTTTTCATCTGCTGGAGTGTTTTGTGCTTCTTGTTCAGCTGTTAAAGCTGGAGCATCACCGATTGGTGATTTCCAAGATGCAGTTGTAGTATCTTTTACCCAAGATGCATAAGGTTTTTTAGGCCAAAAGATTTGATCATCTTCGTCCCAAGTATAACCTATGCCTGCGTAATTTCCTCTAAATGCTTTTGAGTTATCACCAGAGTTATGTGTATTATTTATAGTGTTGTAAGATGTTTGAATCCACATTTGTGCAGGCCAGTTGTTGTGTGTTTCTAAATATTGTTGACCTACTGATTCATCTTCAACGCCATCAGCATTTAACATATCTTTGTTATCAAGTGTTAACACTTGAATAACTTTACTGTTAGCTCCTAGTTTTGCAAAATGTGCCATAATGTTTCTCCTTATATATTAATTTTAATTACCATTCAACTATTGAAATTTATACCTTATTATTACTATTCCAGAGCCACCTGCTCCTGTACCAGGGACACTACTTTTACCTGCTCCACCACCACCGCCAGTGTTAGCTGTTCCTGATGTTGCATCACCTCCAGGTCCACCTCCTCTACCTCCACCACCAGATCCACCATTTGGTCTTAATCCACCAGCGCCTGTGTTTACAGCACCACCTCCTCCACCAGCATAAGCTGTAGGAGTTGCTGAAATTGAAGTTGTTGCTCCATCTCCACCACAACCAGATACTACATTTTCACCACCTGCATTTGTTCCTACAACTGTTGCTCCACCTCCGCCACCACCGTGAGTATGTGTAGATGGATGTCTATTTCCATTGCCTCCGTCCTTTCCTTGTGCTGGAGTTACAGGTGGAGTATTACCTGAACCACCACAACTATTAGAACCAGAACAACCAGGACCAGGTGATCCTCCACCACCGCCTGATCCGCCATTAAGTCCTCCAAAATTAGAGTTACATCCACCTCTACCACCACCTCCTCCAGCAGCAGATGTTATTGTTGAAAAAACTGAATTTGAACCTGGATCACCTTTACAACTTGAAGGATTTACAGATCCACCACCGCCAACAGTAATTGGAAAAGATGTTGCAGTGACGGTTATAGCTGTTCCTCCAGGATTACCATCAAGTGGACTAGCTGTATAGGGTGTTACAGGAGATTTATATTCTCTAAATCCACCTGCTCCTCCTCCACCTCCATAAAAAACAGCACCAGATGCACCGCCAGCAACTACCGTATATGAAACTGTATTATTTGCTGGTGTGCTAGATATTTCTGAAACACAAAAAGTACCTGGACCTGTGAATGTATGAATTTTACAATTACCAGAAGTTGTAATTGTTCCACCTGTTGCTGTTATAAAAACTTCTCCTATATAACCTGTACCTTCTTCAACAGATTTCCAACCTTGTGTTGCATCTACATACACAAGAGACATACTTGTGTTATTTGTATCTATTGCTTTGTTTGATGCATTCCCATCTAAATTAGATCCATTTCTACCGATTGTTAAATTGTTTGTTGAAAAATCTCTTGAGTAGTCTTTAAAAGCTACGATATCCCCAGCGCTTGGTGAGGCTGGAAGTGTCATTGTTACAGCTCCATCTGAAGTATCTATAAAATATCCTTCACCATTAGCTGCTGTAAAGCTAGCAGTTTTTTTAGTTGTCTGCCAATCAACTGTTCCAGTTCTACCAAAACCTGTTTGAGATGCACCTGACGCAAGAGTAACGGTATCACCACTTGCACCAATAGTTATTGTGTTGCTAGACTCTTTTATAATGTCTGCTCCACATGTGTTTTGTATTGTATTTACTTTAATTGTACTTGTCATAATTATTGAAATTTATACCTTATTATTACTATACCAGAGCCACCTGCTGCTCCACATTTTGGAGCTTGTCCTGCACCACCTCCACCACCGCCAGTGTTAGCTGTTCCAGCTACTGCTCCTGAACAAGGTGTGCCTCTACCCCCATCACCACCTCCACCAGGTCCTCCACCACCTAAAGGAGCTGGTCCATAAACACCACCTCCACCGCCACCTGCTCTTGTTACAGGTGATGCTGTTATTGAACTTGTTACACCAGGACCACCTGCTCCGCCACCACTTGGATTTCCACCAGCTCCATTACAGCCAGCTCCACCGCCTCCTCCAGCTCCTGCTGGATTACCAGTGTTTGCGTTTCCATCTCCACCGTCTCTTCCTTGGGCAGGACTTACAGGAGGAGTATTACCTGTTCCTCCAGTTCCTTGTTGACCTGGTCCACCTCTAGTTTCACCACCACCTCCACCTGAACCACCATTATTGCCTGGTCTGTGAGAAGAGGTATCTGAACCTCCACCACCTCCACCACCACCGGCGGATGTTATTGTTGAAAATACTGAATTTGTCCCACAGCCACCTCTATGATCTCCACTATTTCTTGGACCTGCAGAACCTCCTGCACCAACTGTAATTGGAAAAGCTGTTGCTGTAACTGGTAAAGCAGTTGATGAAGCAAGAGGAGATGCTGTATAATCAGGGGCATTACCTATAGCTTCTCTAAATCCTCCAGCTCCACCACCACCTCCACCTTCATTTCCACCGCCTCCGGCTCCACCAGCCACTACCACATAATCTACTGTAGTTGATCCAGCTGGATTGCCTGCGCAAGAAACACAAAAAGTCCCTGGCCCTGTAAAAGTATGAATTTTAAAATTTCCTGAACAAGTAACTGTCCCACCTGTTGCTGTAACAAATTTTTCTGAGTTTGTAATTTCATTACTATTAACTGCTTGCCAACCTTTAGTTGCATCTCCATATACTAATGTGACCGCTGCACCTTCTGTGTTTATAATTAAATCAAAAGTTTGACCTTCTATTTTTTCTGAACCATTAGCAGCGATAGTTAACGCGTTTGTATCAAAATTTTGTGCATAATCTTTAAAAGATACGATTGCTCCAACAGAACCTGCTGGTAAATTTGCAGTCACAGCATTGCTTGATGTATCTACAAAATAACCCTCACCATTAACAGCAGTAAAACTAGCTGCTGTTTTAATTGATGTCTGCCAATCTACAGTTCCTGTTCTACCGAAACCTGTTTGAGTTCCATTGTTCGTGATTGTTGCAC